TCTTCTTCCGCAGGGGCATTGTCGTTTTCTATGAGATCCAATCCCTGAGTTAGCGCCGGATCTCCATAGATGACCAACGTCTCTCCCGTCGCGGGAGCCACGATCATAGTAACTGTTCCACCCGCATCTGCTCCAGCCCCGGCGACGGTATAGTCGGTAGTCAGAGTATTAAGCGTCTCTGTCCCGCTAGAAGCTTTGATGTAAACTTTCAAATCCGCATTCGCCAGGAATTTGCTTGGATAGGAAAAGGCGGTGGTCACCCCATTCCCGGCGTAAGAATACCGATTCGTGGTTGTGCTAACAGACATGACTTACCGTCCTTCCATCAGTCGAACACCGATTTTATTTGAACTTTTACGAGCTACCGTGACAGCAGCTTGCAAAGACTTATCCTCTTCAAATAGCTTTCGCTTTGCCTGATCACGATATTGATTGATCCAATTCTTAATGAAGGTAGCTCGGAAACCATCAGGCCCGTCTCCGCGCTCCCCCCACATATTGTAGACTGGAGACATGGGGTGCTTCTTTTCCACAACCGCATTCAGAAAATCCTTAAGTCCCATCCGCCAAGCGGGATGCTTGTGCTCATTTCCTTGAAGTTCGACGTACCGCTCGTACTGTTTTGGTGTGAGTTCTACAGCGATACCCTGAAAACTCAGCTTTCGCTCCGGCATGTCGGGATAGTACCCGAGTCGTTGCAGTTCTTTATCAGCTGGCTCCGAACTATTTTTCTTGATGTAAATCGGAGAGAACATGTCTTGCGCCCAACCCTCACCAGACCGATAATCAACCGTTCTCCCCCACAAATCGCGGTACAAAGGAAGATCTTCTGAAAGTCCAGGGACTCGACGCCTCAAAGCATCGATCACGTTGTCCGCAGATCTCATGTAGGAGTCGCTCTCGACAACACCGGGGATTCCATGACGAGTCACTGCCGCCACTCCCGCCGGAACAAGCGAGCCCGCTAGCCGTTTAAAGTAACTCTGTCCGTATTGTTCAGGATTACTGACTGCCTGAAAAAATTCCGAGATGCCTTTCATGTACGTCTTAGACAAAACGTTATTCGACATGGCGAACGCAGAAGCCACCATTGCCTTTTCAAATTCTTCTTCCGGAATTTCTTTATCGGCATTCATTACCGCTTCGCCAAGATCTGCCGCCATCCCCAGTGTCATTCCAATAGGATCCAACCGACTAAAAGAATACCACTTGTCTCCTATCTTAATGCTGTATTCCTGATTTCCCTGCCGCGTCCAATTCTGCCGCTGCCCGCGCTCTCTCGGACCTTTTCCGGTGATGACTCCGCTCATTGCCATATCCATGGCGGACGCCATGATCATGCTCCCCGTAGCCATCCTGGACAACGCGATATCTGATCGAGCTCCCCCCGCCATGACATCTGCTCGCCATCTTTGTACGAGGGGCGCCATCGGAGTACGCTCAAACGCGTACGTCATGATGTTGATCGGGGTGTTCTTGAAAGGCAGAAGCAGCCGACCAAGTACCGGAACGTTTTGAATCGCATCACCGATTTTCTTCAAAGTCTCAGCTGGTCGATTCTGAAACGTGTTATAGAGAGCCGCGTCGACCGAATCAATCTTTACGTTTTCCGGAGGATTCTCAATAATCTCAGCAATCCGCTTTTTGAGATCTTTCGGAGAAATAGCGTTCTCTCCTACTTCCTTAGACGCTTGGCGGAGAGCCTGCGCATGGAGTTCCATGCGGTAACCGATGGTCTTGAAAAATTCATCCGATGCCCCGAGCAATCTTCCCGGCAAACGGGTTCCGTTGTCCACGACATCAAGCGCCCGACCTATCATGGTGTCAGTGCCCATGTTGTAGGTCTCAGGAGAAAAAAGCGTTTTACCCGACGGTACTTCAATCTTCGTACCAAACGTCAACGCCTCGCTTGCTCCTGTTTTCAGCGATTTGAGAGAAGCAACCATGGCGTCCTTGAAACTCGAAATCATCCCGTTCGCCATGGCCGCGGCTTCTCCCACCTCAACACCGCCCTCCGTTCCAAGCTTCTGACTCAAAAATTCCGCAGTTCTTCGCTCGTAGATCTGTTGCCCCGCGACTGTCCAGTTTGAAAGAGCATTCACAACGTGAGTGCTCGGATTAGACAAAAGAGCATTGATCCAAACTTGCTGAACCGTATTCTTAGTGGTGGCCACCCAACCGCCTTCCACAAATTTCTCTAACTCGTAAGCGGTTCCGGCGTCAGCGAGTTTCGCTACTCTATCCGCCATGTCGCGCGCGAGCTCAGTCCCGCCGCTTCCCTGCAAAAGTGACTCAAGTTGCTGCATCATGCCGCGCTGAGAGGAGCCAGCTGGAATCTTCCACGCGTTCAGTGCTCGAGCTGTCTCTGTGCGCGCCGCGATCACTTCTTTCTGAATCGCGTAATGAGTAGCGAGCATCTTACGAAAACTAAAAAGGTTAGCCTCTGTCGGAACGTCTTTAGCAATCTTAGCTACGTCTTTCAGTTTGGTTGCTGAAGTCGCCCAAAGCTGTCTTGCTGCAACCGACTCTTCTGCGTTTAACCCCGTGCCTTGGCGCCGATTCATTAAAGTCTTCCAGGCATCTTCTTGATCCGCGGAAAGCTTCGTCATCTCCCACGTTCGAACACCGCGCCTTGCTTCATCAATAGGCTTCTTGGCTTCTGACGCCATCTTGCCCATGATCTTTTTGATGTCTTCTGGGGTATCGATACGAGCAAAATTGATCGAGACTTCTTCACCTTTAGGCACTGCTCCAGACACACCTTCCGGGCCAATACCCTTTGTCGCCTCCGCTCCTTCCTGAAGTTTTCTCTTTACGAAGAGCCCTTCTTCCGGATTACCGATTGCACGAAAATCATCCGCTTTGACTGGCGGCATCGGCACCGTCTCGCCAGCCGCCCTGGCTGCAGATCGCTGCTGCGCTTGACCTACCCTCGCAACTCGCATCGCCTTGAGAGCTGTCATGAAACCGTCTACCGCGACTCCAACACCTAAACCTTCCACCGTACGTTTAGTGCGCCCTTCAATGTCGGAATCGTTTGGACTCGACGCTAAAAACTCACTTACGGGGTTTTGAAGGGCGGGGTGCTCTTGAATCAAATTTGACAGATTTTTTTCGTGACCTTCAAATGCGGTGAAATCCGCAATGGCACCTTGAGTGGCCGCTTTCGCTGCCTGCGCCACACCACCGACTGCCTTGACTCCCTTGAGCGCGGCTCCTCCCACCACCCAACCCGTCAAAAACTGAGAGACTCCGCGAACAATTCCAGCGGTAGTAGATTCCGGGTTGGGTTTAATAATGTCAGGATTCGGGAGTTCGGGAACATCCTTCTTGACTTGATTCTTTTCTTTCCACTGATCGTAGGCTTCCCGTCCAAGGATCCTGATACCTTCTTCATCTCCAACCAACCCGCCGCCAAGGAAGTCTGGGACCTTGTCGCGAACCCAATCCCCCACCTCGTCCGCGAGATTGAGCGCGGCTTGACCGGCGTCTCGAGCACCGCCCAAAACTTGCCCGACGAAAATGCTCTTTCCAGTGTTCCCGGCGTTGTTACCTTCTGTCAGCTGATTCTGATCAGAAGCTGGATCAACAGGGGGGGCTTCGCCTGGCACAGCCTCAACCGGCTTTGGCTCTGATCCATATTTCTGACGTAACCGAGTGATGGCGGCATCCGCGCCCATCGCTTCTCGGTTGGAAGACAAATCCGTAGAAAAGTCATCTTTCTCTTCGACGATGTTTGGATCTACCGCTGCAACATCCAATTCAGCCATTACTTACCAACCGCCCCTTTCTTCGGAGCCGCTTTAGCGTTATCTTTACCCTTAACCTCTGGCTCGGGTAACAACCGATCCCACTCGTCCAAAAGTCTCATTTGTCGACGAAACTCAAATTCATCAATTTGTTTTTTCTGGAATGCTTCTTCTGTGGCTTTAACGGTATTTGCTATGTCTGGAGTGTTCAGATCGCCCCTCAAAAATCTAGGACGCGCTTTCGTCAATAAAAGATCTTCTCGACTCACTATGGAAAAATCGTTAGCAAGCCGCTTTGACTCCCGTTCCGCTTCTTCTGGTGTTGCGTTCTGGTGCTCTGTTGACCACCGCTGCCAATCTTCCAAAGCGCTCGCCATGCGATCTCGCTGCGCCACCAAATCCCCGATTTGAGCGTCCGGCTGCATCTTCATCGTGATCGTATCTTTGCCGCGTTTGTACCAGTTGCCCTTGGCGGCTAACGCAGAATTGGTTTCCGTCTCGCCCATCAGCTTCTCAAAGGAATCTCGATCCAATTGACCAGACTGATACGCTTTCTTGGCGGCTCCTCTCACATCAGCGCCTTGGCCTGCTGCTACTCTCAAGTCAGCATAGACGAGCGGATTTGTTCTAACATCGCTTATGCCACTTGATGCTTTGACGAGAGACTTATACTCATCGAGAGTCAAATTGTCCGCGTGGTTTTCCACCGTCTCCGGCGCTAGAGTTCCTTTACTCTGCATATCCCAGAGCACCTTCGCCGTCTTTTCTTCAATCTCGCGCTGATCACGCTCGTGCGCTATCCTCATGCGCTCAGCTTCCGCGTTTTCTTTATTCAAATCTCGTTCATACTGACCTTGCGCAACATCGATCCACTTTTGAGTCTCTTCTGCGTCGAGTTCATTAAACTCTCCACCCTCAAGCGCGATGATGGCTGCCGCCGAATCTGTACGAATCAACTTTCGAAGCGACGCTCTCCCCACCTCGTTGGTGAAACCCTTTCGCATGAGACGCGCTTCATTCTCATCCAAAACCCCAGCCTGAACCGCTCGATCAATCTCCCCAAAAGCCGTCCCTTGGATTCCTGGCTTTTGAAGATCATCAGCATCGACAAAAGTGTCGGCCTGCTGCTCAAGCGTAGTTTCCAAATTCGACCGCGCGCCAAGACGAAATTTAGAAAGCGCGTTTTGATCAACAACAATTCCTTGCTTTTCAGCAAAGGAATCATACTGCCGATTAAATAAGTTCGTCGTGCCACCACTCAAAAAGTTCTGAGACGTCACACGATCTCGGATAGACTCTACTTTCTCTCGGTAAAGCCGAGCATGTTGTGTGGGATCCGGCGGAGCAACAGAGTTCCCGTCCGCATCTGCGGTTCCGTTTTGGAGATCAGAAGTAAAACGCTGGAGTTCCACTTGCGCGTCACTCAGCTGACGAGAGGCTTGACTCTCCATGTAATTAGAGCCCAGCTTCTCGGTCAAAACGCTGACCGTATTCCCGAGTTCTTGGACCGCGCGCGCACCCTGCGCACCAAAATCGTCTCCGGTATAGCTCCCACGGCGTACGGGCCCGACGGCTTCTTCGGTGTAACCAAGTTCTCGAATTTGCGGCATCAGCTCGCCCTCTCAAGCTTCATTCGTCTTGCACCAGTCAGATAGTTCCTTGTGCGGCTACCCACACCGCCCCCAAACGTCTCAAACGGGTTCTCTAAGACGTCATCGACCTTCAGAAGGCTAGCAGCACCTTGCGCGACACCAAGAACCCCTCCTGCAACGCCAGGAAGCGATTTTAGAAGGCTAGCCGCCACCCTGTTTGATCCCGCTTGTCGAATGTTCTTAGCTCGATTAATCAATTGACTCGCTTCGTCCAGATAGCCCAAGGACTCCATCTCTCCGCGGTACCGAATCGTCATAACGTTCTTTTGCTGAGTCGCGACATTTTCGGTCATGACCTCTGTGGGCGATCCTTCCATGGTCACTCCGGAGGCCCCGTAAGCCACTCGAATCGATCCAAGGGCTTTTTCTGAAAAAATTCGATATTTCGACTCATCTTCCGCAGCTTTTTCCAGAACGAGCCGCGAGTTCTTACGAGCGATCTTAGCATTCTCTTCCGAAGCGCGGGCCTCCGCCTCGTGCTCTTCAGAGATACCCCCAGCGCTCAGTAACCCACCAAACGCTGTGCCCAAAACCATAAGCGCTTCAAGCATTCATCACCTGTCTTGTGTCACCTGCTGCGGCATCAACGCCAAAATCGTACCTGGCAGCGGCTGATCCTGGCGCCAACAAACTTGGTTCTCGAAATCGTAATCCGCTTCCAGCGTCTCTGACTTGATGCCAGAAAAAAGAGGGACTGCTCTTGTCAGCGCATCTGACGTCTCTCGGAACACGATTGGATCCAGATTATCAAAAGTCGTTCCTATCTTCAGTCCCAAAGTCCGATACAAGAGGAGGCCCAACCGGTGGACGCGACGAGTCTTGCCCATGGCCGTACCGTCCGCGGATCCCGCTTCCAACCGTAAAAGCTGCCCATCGCTGTTGTAGGGTAACCCCAGCTGAACCGTCGTAGCGCTAGTCGCAAGAGTGACCGCCCCGTTAGCTACCGTCTTTGATGGCTGAACGGCGCCATCTCCCAAAACAGTAACCGACTGTCCCTCGAGGTGCCAAAGACCGGAAACCGTGGAAACGTACTTTCTGGCCTCTCCTCCGGAGACATAAACCGTAAACGAAGTCCCGTCGAAATTTCCGGTCCCGCCGTTTTTGTTGGTCAATTCAAAAGTGTTGGCCGTAACCCCAGCCACTACAAAGGAATGGCCGTTAATCGCGGATATTGCATCCGCGCTGCTGGACTCCATGTAGCCTTTAACGTCTGAAATCAAAACACGATCACCATTTGAGAGACCGTGACCATTTGAAGTAACCACTGCGGGACTGGCGTTGGTGATCCCAGTAATAACTAAGGGCGCATCGTAGGTGAGCCCGGAATCGACGAAAAAAGAATCTTTCTGCTCAATGTGAGCATCAAAGAGTTTATCCATGTACTCTACGTATCGAACTGTTTTGCCGTTGATTCTTCGTCGAACGATTAACCAAAGTTCGTCTCTCGTCCCGTCAGGTGCGGGAATGCAACAAGCGCTCTCAACAACGGCGTCCGAACTAGCAGCGTCGCTTACCCCACCCACTATGTGACGAGCCCACCCTACTTTGAGCGATTCCAAGTCGCGCTCATAAGTCATGCTGGCTAAAACACCATCCTCGCGCACGCACCAAAAGATAGACTGCGGCTCTTTCTGAAAAGCCACCTGTGCAATACCGAGTTCTCCCGTTATGTGATCAGAAAGCTGAGTAAGATCCGGAGACCGAAACCCGTCCACGTCGAAAAAATACGTCATCTCCCGTACTTTTTTCTTGGAACGCTGAACGTAAACTGTGCTCTTTCCGACTTGAACAGGTTGGATGTCAGCACTTCCATAAAAAGTAACCTGTTTGGCGGAAATATTCGTGGGTGTCAAAGCCTCGCCTTGGGTAGACGGCTTGACCACCCACTCCCCGCCAAGCGTTCCAGCTAACAACCCTTTTTCTTCAGACGAGAGCCACCGCGCAACATTCACGTCGTTCGCATTGAACGTGAAACTAATCGCGTGGGCGTCAGTAATTGTCCCGGCCGCCTGAGTAGGAGCAAAGTTTTCGTAATCCCCGGTGTTGCTGCCGTCCATTCTTTGCGGATTACTCGTAGCACCAGCAAACAACAAACGATCTTCGTGAAAACAAGAGCACGACGGCCATCCGGTAGTATCTGACCAAACTCCGAGCCGCCATGTCGATCTAGCTGCCGTGGTGGCTAGCGCGGGCCCTCGAACAGTAGCCGTTACTACTGTCGTCGACGTAAAAGCAGTGATCTCTAACCAAGTCCAATTGTTTGCCGCATCCTTGATCCGAATCAGGCGACCAACATCTGTCGAAACAAAACCGGTTCCCCCGTTAATCCCAGTAGTCGCCGAAGCCGTGATCGTCACAGATCCTGAAGTGGCAGAGGGTGTTAGCGTGGTGCTCGTTGTATTTTCCGCAAGATACGGCCCATCCAAAAAATCAATCGCCGATATCGTCCAAGAAGTGTGCGCGGTCCTGGTCAGCTTCCTGGGCCTATAAGACTTGTGAGTGATGTAAAGAACATCAGCGCTTTGAGTAAATTTCAGCGCAAAAAGATCCGCCTCCAAATAGGTGGAGGTAACCGTGTACACCCTGGACGCTGTTCCTCCAGAGGTGTAAGCACCAAAAGTAGTGGAATCAACGTTAGTACCGTCCATGTACTGAAGTTCAAAAGTATTGGCGGCAACATTTGCGACTTTAAAGTTTCGCCCGTTGAGTTGAGTCATCCCACCAACGGCGGTGATGAAGACTTCTTGTCCGTTGCTGAGTCCGTGAGCAACGCTAGTCACTACCGCGGGATTAGCTTGTGTGATCCCCGTAATGTTCAAAGCTGTTTCAACGATCTGCCCGTTGTCTCTATAAAAACGGATGGAGAGGTTACCAAACTCAATTGCGTAAGCTTGAGTAATCGAAAATTCGAAACGCTGAAGACGAGACTTCTTGGTGCTGTCTTTGATCTCCGCAGCAAAATAAGTGCCGGGGCGACGAACAAGAGCGCCCTGAATCACAGGAAGATAGTTCAAACAAACTTCCAAAGCAGTCTTGTAACGATCAACGTCCACGCGACCGGACATGTACGGAGAGAACTCGCCTCCGTTAAAATTAGACTGAATGGGAGAAACTTTTGGCATCGTTATACCCTAGCCGTGATCCAACTGTCGTCAGGAGGAAGTTTATTTGCGTGCTCGATTGCATTTGCTTTCTTAGCCTTAGCTATCGCCGCAACGTACCTTCTTTCCAAGGCTTCTCCTTTTGTATTTGACTGAGTAATTTCCTCGCACATCTCCATAGCCATCTTGGCGGAAAGTGCCTCTCGGAAAAGAGAATCCATTTCGTTAGGATCGGTCACCACTTGAAGATAACGCACCTGAAGCGGAGCGCTATCGTCCGTGTAGATCTTTTTACCCTCAACAATCCAATCCAAATCCTCAAGATCCTCTTCCGGGTACGGAGGCAGAACGCGAAGACATGTCGACGGTAATTGAAAAGCCCTTGCTCTTCCGAAAGCTGGCGCGGTGGCGTCAGCCGCGAGTTCTGCTCTGTTGATAGCAAAATTCCAGGGGTGAAGGCGGATCTCTGAATCCCTCAGAATCTCATAGCAAGCATTGCAGGCCCTCGCGTTCTTGGACTCATCGTCCGTCAGACTAACAATTCTCTTAGCTCCAAGCATCTGGAGAGCTCGATTCGCAATGTCAGCTTCAGAAGCCATAGATCACCCCAAATAATAGTAAGCAGCTGCACCAGTAGCCGCTATGGCTGCTCCAATCGCCCATCGTTTCCATGAGCCAGATCCAGGTTCTGGATCCAAAATGCGAGTGGGAAACAAAACCATCGGAGAAGCAATGGGCTTACCTAGTCGCAAACTCCAATCTGTCCCGTCCAAAATAGCTTTTGCCTGTGCCTCAGAACCTTTCCAAATGATGGCGGCTGCGATCTCGGAATGATCATCACCAAAACCGCGGACAAAACCTTTTGTCCCATCTAGGCTTTTTCGTATCGTCTGATACGATGTCTGACGAACGGCTGGCACACCTTTTCCGGCGTAATCCTTGTGTGACTTCATCACAGAAAAATTTTTTTCTTTGAAGAGATTTAGATCCACAATGTAACAGTTCTGGTTCATGGCGCCGCCGCTACAATATTACCCGCGTCTCCGTTTATTACATTCAAACTCACTCCGCCTTTGCGACCAACAATGTTGTTGAATACGTCGTTAGAATCGCCCATGTACCAATGTTCGGTAAAATTTGCGTATCGAGAGTGAATATTCGGATTTCTATGAACGATCACTAAGTTGTGCCACTCCAAAACTTCAGCAGCTGAAAACTCAGTTCCTATCGCAACAAAACCAGAATCAAACTTCCCGCCAGAGTAAACAGGATAATCGCTGGCTCCGAATCCAAAGGGAGCGGTGCTGGTGATATCCCCCGGATCAAAATCACCATACGTCATGATCGTTTGAGCCACACCGTTTTTGTAAAGTCTTTTTCCTGCTACCGTATCCGTTCCGTCATCTGTGACCACATAGCTTTGCCAAGAGCCAGTAGTTAGAATTGCTGCCGTAGTCTGACGATAACGAGTAAGTGCGAAACCTCCGGCGTCTCCGAAAAAAACAATTCCAGCAGACGATTCCATGCCATAACCAACATACAAAGCAGTAAATTTTCCAACGACAACACCGGAAACGTCGTCCGGATAAATAAAAGTTCCTATCGTGTATGGGGTTGTCTTACTTCTTCCAAAATTGTTCCCGGCGGATGCGAACTCGTCGAGACCGTTGAGCTGAACAGATTTCAGATTTGAAAAAGGATTGGCGCCTGCGTATTTCCACCACCAGCGCTTCACGGAAATTCAATCTCCAAGAAAAGGGTTCCCTTCTTCGCGGATCCTGCATTCGAAATAGAAACCGTATAGACACCACCGTTGAAGTGAGCAATTGCAACGTCAGTGTCTAACGTCGTGGGAACCTGTTCCTCGTTAGTCTCGTGACGATTGAGAAGCTTACTTCTCATCACGTCCAAAGTAAGGCACTGAGGATCATAAATGACTATGTCGTAGTTAGCTGTAGGAGCCGCAGCAGCAGAAGGCTTGGTTTTGGCTTTCACACAAAAACCGCTGAGACGCAGAGTTACACTTGCGTTACCAGAAGCATCTGAAAGCCAGTCAATGGCAATGTTTTCCCCAGTGTCAGTTTTCTCTCGTAGTGCGGTGGCTGGCATGTAATCCCTCCTTCCAGAAACAAAACCGCGCTGCCTCTCAGAGTTCGTCTGAGAGGCAGCGCTTGAAGGAGACTAAGCCGCTACCTCTTCGTAGATCACGCTCAGAACCAAGAGAGGCGAAGTTCCCGCGGCGGCAACGCCTTGGTAGGCATAAGCAACCCCGGCCGGAATCACGATCCCGCCATCCACCTCGTCCATGACCACCGACGGAAAATCCACGGACGTAGCAAGAGCCGCGCCCATGCTCATCGATGCCCGTAGAAGAGTGGTAGCCGCAGACACCGTCGAGCCGGTAAAGGCTCTCGCTGTTCCGCGGGTTCCATTCAGAAGCGCGCACACGGGAGTCAACTCCGTACCGCCGGTCGGAGCTGCTACCTGAGAAGCGTTCTGCGCGTGGACTAGGGTACCAGCGCCGAGCGTACCCGACACGTACCCCACGAACACCTGCTTAATGGACACAAGAATCCCCGAATTGGTGGGATTCCAGATGGCCAGAGCAGGAGTGGTGGAGAGCGCGGTACCGGGCGCGACACCCGCAACACCAATCGACGCGACGAAGAGTTTCCCCAACCGCGCGGCTTCATGGTACTTGCCGTGAGCCTGAACCACGACACTGGCGCCCACCGGATCTTGACGGTGGGCCAAGAAAGCCCCTGTCGCGCCACTACCCGGACCAACTTTCCCGTGACTTACAACTGCGTCCAAAAAATCACCCATAATTTCCCCCTCTACGCCGGAGCGTTATCCTTCGTGATTCGAGCCTTAATAGCTTCAATCGCTCGAAGGACTTGCACCTTGTTGTTGCCAGTGACACCGTCTTCGATTCGAAGTTCTACTTTCTTCGAAGTCGTAGAGGTACCGGTGCTGACCCCGGCGGGATCAGCACCTCCACCAATGTTAATGCCATAAAAATGATCAGCCATGATTCACCCCTTATACGGCGTACCGCACTTTGAGGTGCATCGTCTGACCACCGTTGAAGGCGGTGGACACGGTTGCCGAGACATCGTACATTTTGTTGGGATCCGAACTGAGCCCCAACACCTCCCACAACATCTTCTCCGCTTCGACCACGGTGTACTCACCGGATTCATGCGTGATGTCGGTATTGGTGAATGGGCCTCCGGACAGATCGTAGGCGCTCGCAAACAGATCTGCGTCGACTACAGCACCACCATCGATATCGTGGAGTCCAACATGGATCGCGCCCGCCGTGGTGAAGTCCGCAGCCGAGATCAGCACCTGGCTGATCCTGGCGTTGGACGGCACCCGACAGAAGCGATAGGTGGAGTTTGCTTCAGCGGCCGCCGCTGGAGCAATGGTCCCGCACCCCTCGTGGAGAACGCCGTCAGCCACGTTCGAATTGGTTTTCACCAACGGACTGGCAGTAGCGTTCGTGATGTTCGCTGATTTCAAGTGTTCAGCAGCCATGGTCTTTCCTCACTTCAAAATGGGTTAATTAAACCTGACACCAGATCTTGACGATCTTCTTCTCTTCGAGCCGAGTCGCGCCAATCGTCATCTTCGCGTAAGCCTGCCAGGGCTCACTCTCGATGTCGTGACGAACAGAGATCGAAGTGGAGATGTCTCCCCACACACCCAGATACATTCCGCTCTTCGCCCACATCGGGATCTGAGTGGAAGAACCGCCTTGATCATCGGTGCCCGCGGCTTCCGCGACCAAGCGCTCGCAGTGGATGAAGTTGATCCCAAGAAACCGATCCACCCGACCGTCTTTCAACACGGGCCGATCAGCTCCATTGAAATCGGACGAAATCACCTGAATCTCATTCAGGAGCTCGTCGTGTTCTTTTGCGGTGATGGCGCAATAGATGGGATCGTTGTCGAGATCCACCTCGTGACTCATCAGAAGCTTCTTACCGGCTCGAAGCTTCGGCACGTTCATACCGGAATCGGTGCCGCCCGTGTTGACGCCAACCACGTTCCCGGCCAAGAACGAAGTGCTGGTGGCTCCCTGCTCACCAGTCTTCGCCGTGCCAAAGAACGCGGCGATAAGTTCGTCATCCATCTCACGGCCAAGACCATACGTCGCGTTAGTGACGTACGAACCTTGGGGATCCGTCAGGAGACGAAGCTTATCGAAAGAATCGATGAGCTGCGGACAAGAATAGTCAGTAGGAAAAACCCACCGACGATCCACCGCCGCATCCACGCGAGGCATATCCGCAAATCGCGTGGTCACCTTGTTCGCAACAATTGCCGCGATCTGATCGACAGGAGAAGCCTGCTTACCGACATGAGATCCACTCATGACGGCGTTGCGAAGCTTCGAGCCTTTTTGCTGCAACAGAAGCTGCAGGTTGGAGCTAAACTCCAACACGAAATGATTAGGAAGATTGACAGACATTGCTGCCTCCAAAAAGTGGTTAAGTTCCAGTTTTTGAGGCTTATCTGTCGAAGGGACAGGGCCAATTGATACCGTTCCCCGTCTTTCCGGGGTGCCCGCGACTCTGGGTGGCTTAGATCAGCGGTTCAGAGTTCTCGCCTTTCTTCCACTTCATCTCCTTGGCGGGAGACTCAGCCGAAGGTTGACTAACAGTTGGCGGCTGCGCGACCTCAAGAATAAACGTCTCGAGTTCCCTGACGCGCTCAATGATTTGCCGGGGCTCCCGACCATGAGCGTGACAAATTTTCAGCAACTCCAACCGAAGAGTATCAGCCTTCATAAAGTTTCTCTTGACTCAAAGAAAAAATCAAGTGGTAGGTGGCGCCGCCCATTGATGCAGCTGATCCCACCGCTTACGAGACTCATTGTCTCCCTCCAGGAGTTTCTTCGTAAAGCCAGGATCTTTGATGAGATTGTTGATCTCGACCTTAGCCGATTCCGGAGTCATCGCGCCACCGCGGAACCCGCCGCCTTTCCCGCCCTCAAAACCATCTTCGCCGCCCACTCCAAGCTTTGCGTTCAAGGAATGAAGAAACTTGGCGAGACCTACTTGTCCAAGGGTACCCTCGAGCGCCGCGAATTGTTTTTCGTCCAGACCAATGGCGTCGGCTACGCGATCCGCGATCCCCACGTTCTGCTCATACGCCTGGCCCCACTCCGTCTTGAGTCCAGCCGCTTCCTGACTATGCTTCGCGGTGGCCGCATCATTTTGCGTTTTGACGAGCGACTGAGAGCGATCAAAGAGCGACTTCCCCAATTTGTCGCCCTGAGCCTTCGTCAGCCCGAGACCATGAAACTGCTCCCGGCAGAATTTCGCAAACTCCGGATCCATGCCATCGAAAGACTTCGGATCGTATCCGTCCGCTTTCTCGGGGCGTCCGAGACGGTTCCACACGTCTCCCCACTCCGGAGCGTCTTCCTTGGAAGGAAGCTTGACGAGCTGTTTGGGATCGCCGTGAAGCTTCTCCAGGTTTCGATAGGACTCGACAACGGAAGAGGGATCCTTCCAGCCTTTGAGCTGCACAAGTCCTTTGAGATCGTCACTGAAGCCGCCGTACCACGGCTGACCTCCGCCAGCACCAGGATCAGCGCCAGCACCAGGAGGTACACCAGTTCCACCAGCTGCCGCGGCCGCTGCTCCTGCACCAGCTGTTCCTCCCCCACCCGCTACCTCCAAACAAAAATCAAGCATTCGTCTCATTAGCTTTCAGGGCCCCCGTATTTCTGCCATAACCGTTCAAAATTCAACTTCAGGTGATCCTGGATCCGCAACCAAACTTCTCGCCTACCTTCCAACACTGCATGAACTCTGGGATCCGCGTTGAAACAAGACTTCTCCGCCCGACAAAAATTCGCCAAATCCTCAAGAATCATTTGAGTGGAGGGGGTGTCAGGACCAAGCACCAGCTTATAAGCCGTCATGCGATCCTTAACTTTCACCTTGAGGGATTCCACTGACTGCATTTATTTCCCGCTGTTTGCGACTTTCAGCGCGGCCGTCGACTTCATGAGTGCGGCAGCGCCAGGGGCCGCTTGGTTCTGCGCCTGTTCTTCAGCGGCTTGAGCTCTGCCCTCTCGCATCTCTTCGATCTTTTCCATCGTACGGCGGTACTTTATCGGAACTCCCTCAATGTCCGCAAGATCTGGAATGATGGCGTCTTCATCAAAATGATCCAAGGGCGCGGGGTTCTGCGTTTGGAGCGCCCAATTCATCGCAAATTCGAGCGTTCGCATCAGACCAGAAGCTTCTTCCGCTCGCTGCATTCGATTAATTGGCGCGTCATAAACGATCTTAAACTTTCCTCGCGCCTCGATAAGAGCTCGCGGTAGCGGCGGCAACACCTTTTGCCGAACCAAAAGATCCACTTCTCGATCAATCTGCACACCGTGAGGCTCACCTTGCAAGCCACCAAGACTCGGCGCCAGGATCTGCGCTTTCTCCTTCGCGCGCTCCATGACTTCAGTCGCGGTCATCTGCGGGTTCTCAACCAAAATCTGAAAGAGATCGACAAGGAAATTCCCGTTTACGTCGACTCTCTGGTCATCCATCAAATCCTTGCCGATGGCGATGTTGCCAACCGGAAGAGCATGGACCAAAGCACGACCATCAGCAGAAACCCCGCCTGGGTTAATGGCCCCGGGTCGAAGGCTAAAACCATCCAAAACCCCGTCGTCATGAGCAAGTAGTACAGGATCCACAGAACGGTGACCTTGCTTAAGGACCGTCTTCGCCATCTCGTTGAGAGTCTTGATGGCGGGAAGGGCGTCAGATGCGGGACCTCTTCCATAGGTCTCTCC